TACGTCAACTGCTACGGACACCAGCCAGCTTGGAGCGTTACACCACGTAAAAAACAAAACTGAACGCGCCAACGATCACGGCCAGTATTGAGGCGGCGGAGCCTTTCTCCTTCCAAATCGCAACGATACCAGTGACCACGGATGCAATAACTGCGCTGCCGCCATAAGGTGACAGCCAGCGGAAATCATGAACACCATGCATACGATAGAAATACTGAGTCGCGCAAAGAAGCGTCACAGCCGCTCCGATGCTAATGGCGAGTGATACCGTGCTCCACTTGTGTTCCCGCATCATGCCGTCGAGTTCCACCCCCTGTCATACGTAACCGCCGCCAGTCGGGTTTGCTTACGATAAGGCGATTTATTACTTATTTACCGGGGTTCCAAGATGGGCGACCGACAGTAAACGATGAAACAGTACAGGGGTGCCCCCAATAGGGGCAATAGCATGAAGCAGAACCAGAAAACCTGCTTCAACGGATGTGAATCGTCAAAGCGAACCAAGAAGTACAGCATCCCGACTGAGGTGATGCCAGCCCCAAGAGCACCGATTAGGACAACAGTTCTGGCAATGGCGGGGTCTATTTCTGGAAGCCCACCTTGAACGACAGCAGCAGAAATGCCGATAAAAAACAGGAGCGAAATGATTGCTGAGACTAGGTAGATGCGACGCGCGACTGGGGAGACAATCCACTCCTTGTTGATATAGTCGTATTTCAGCATCTGAGTAGCTCCTTGAGGCCTAGACACCAGCCGTTTTGAGTGTCACTGCTGTAAGCAGCCCAATTACACCACGGATGACACGAAACATACGTGACTCAGATCACAGTTGTTGGGGTTGAGATTACTAACGATAACAGCCGATTACACTCACAATCCTACAACGCCATCTTAGCAGTAGCAGAAAGGCAGCAGTTTCGCTGCCGCGCATGGCTCCTGCTTCACCGCCGTCACCATCGCTCGCGGGTTCATCGGAAATGTCACAGCCGACACTTCTATCACGCGCAACTCTTGAAGCAGCCGCGCTCCGTTCGCGGCTGACGCTTTCACGATCTGAAAGCCAATGCTCAAGCCATTCAGTGCCCCAGCTTTCATCAGCGCACGCGCTTTCTTCGCAACGTCGCTCGCCAGAACGAGCTTGCCCGCAATTCTCAGGCCCTCCGGAGAATCGCTCAGCTTTCCAACCCCAATAGGCTCCGCCGACTGGTGTTGCCAAAGTAATGGGACTGTAGATCGCTCGGCGATACTCTTGGCGAACGCTCCGGGCACAATCACATCGTTGCCAAGGTCTTTGTTGCCGTACACAGCGGCCAGCCCTTCAAACTCCGCTTCACTTGCCGATTTCTCATGGCCTTCGCAGTTCGGATCGTCGCAGTCCGGGGCTTCGCAATCCTCGCAGTTGCCTGCAACGCACTCCTCGCAACCGCATTCGCACGGGGCATTCTTCAACCGCAGACTCTTAAGCTCCACCGTCAACTGTTCCATCACCGATTCCTCCTTCTGCCGCTTGGTCAGCGGCAACCATGTTCGCGGGTCTCAGCAGCTTGTCCGTGCCTTCGATGAAAGGCAAGCTCTCGGCTTCCCGCACGTCTGCAACTGTCATCCATCCGGCAGTGAGAGCTTGGGAGTACGCGGTATAGCGCTCTTGCATGGCAGCGCGTGAGATTGCCGAAGCATCGAAGCGGGCGAAGAAGTTCGTGCGCTCCGGGAACAGCTTGTAATTCACTTCGCTTTCGAGGTTCACCAGCCACGGCCTCAGCGAGTGAGTGAGAAACGAGAGCATTTCAACTTCGCTGCTGGCGTAGCTGGTTTTCGTGATGTCCCCGACCATGTGTGCGGGCACGCCGAACCAGCGTGCAACTTCACGAACGGAAAATTCCCGACTCTCAAGGAATTGCGCGTCTTCGCTGGAAAAGCCAACACTGGCAATGTCCATTCCGCCTTCCAAAACGAACGTTCGGCCGCTGTTCAAAGCTCCCGCGAAGCCTTCATCGAAGCTCTTTCTAAACTGTTCGCGCTGCGCCTGATTCATTGTTTGCGGATACTTCAGAACGACTCCGGGCCTTGCGCGATTGCGGAACAGCGAGGCCGCGTGATTCTGTTCGGCCAGAGCCGCGCCGATGCCTTCGCGGGCCATCTGCAACGTGCTCATGCCCACGAAGCCATTCAAGCTGAGGTTTTTGAAGTGAAGGATTTCCCGACTTTCGAAGACTTGCTTCGTCCCGCCCCAAACGTAGTGGTATTTCGGAACGCCGTCGTCCACTTCCACGACAACCGTGCCACGGCGGAGCGGCCACAATGCTTCGACGTCGCCTTGCGAGTCGCGCTGGACGTAAACGTACAAGTTGCCTTCCAATAGGCAATGCACCATGACGTGCTGCCAGAAGTTGAAAGCAGTCTGATACTCGTTCGGCTGCTCTAGCAGGATTGGCCACAACTGGTACTCCGGGGCTTTCAGTTTTGCGCGGCCCGCGTCACGATAAACGTAGCAGGGCAAGCTGGCGACGCTCGTGGCCAGCAAGCGCACGCACGCTGCGACAGTTGCACACGTCAAGCTCTGTTCAGGAGTGACGGCAACGCCCGCCGCTGTGTGCCCGAACCATGCCGATTCGCCAGCATACCAACGGTCGGGGCCGAAGCCTGACCAGCCAGCTTTCTTGAGCAGGTATCGCGAAATTTTCTCAACCAAGTTCATCGGTCTGGAGCAGGTTCCCACCTGCCTTAACGTGACTCAAAAAATGGCTGGCGTGTTCAAGGCCGTAACGCATGAATACGGGTGCAAGGCTCTCTCTTACCTCTAGTCGCCAGCCTTCGGGCCAGTTAGCCCGAACCGTTAGGCAGTGATGCCCGTCCCGATTGCGAATGCTTTCGGGTGAAGCGGCTGCCAATCGCCACGAACGACCAGCCGGAAAATGGTCTGGTCTTTCGAGAATGCTGAAGCCAGCGCAAGCGGCGAACCAGTCATGTAGCTGGCTTCGCGGCTCACCTCGATGCGCATTCCCGACCGCAGACCAAATGCCAGTTGATCCCACTGTCCGCAGAATGCAACGCCGCTGGCGGGCTGATTCGTGCTCAGAAAATCGATGTCGTCCAAGCTCGACTGCGGACGCATCGGCTGGCCCAACGTGTCCTTCAAGTTGGTGAAGATGGTCTGCGTTGCTGGACTCCACAGAATCGCGTTCGGTTCAAAGTTGTAGCCGCGAACCGTCTGCACAAGAGCCGCCAATGGATTCCAGTTAGCAGCCGAACCGATTCCCGAAGTGATGGACACACCAGAAGCATTCAGCAACCCGGTAGGAGTGGGTGCAGTACCTGAGCCGCTCAGCGCGGCAAGATCAAGCGACAGAGCACACGCCTTCGCCAGCGAGTTTTCGATGGTTGCAGAAACCATCGGTGCATCTTCCAGCAATTCGTTGTCGATGGCAGCGATGACGGCCAACTTGCGAGCCGTGAAGGTCACACCATCGAACGAGGCATCGACTTGAAGAATGTCGTTTCCTTCGTTCGTCCACGCTCCCGTTACATCGCTGGTCAACCGTGGCACGCGCAAGGTTGCGTGGTCCATCGGAATCGTCTGCGCTCCAGCCTCGAAAACGCGGGCGTAGTTGCGGGCTAGGTCGATCACACGGGCCGCTACCGGAGCGGGAATGAACACTCCGCCAGAACCGCTGCTGGATTCGCTCTGAGCCTTGCGCTCAAGCGCGGCTCCATCCCAATCACCAAAGACAATGCCCTTGAGCAGTTTGCCCAAGTTGATTTCATCCCATTCTGAGGGATAGTCGCCACGGGTCTTCGAGTACTGCTCCAGCGACTCGCCCTTTTTCAGGATGGTGATGCCGTCTTTGCGCTCACTCTTGCCGATGTTCGCGGCGAACAGCTTCCGGCCTTCGTTGTCGGTTTGCGCCTTGAGCGCAGTCACGTCTTTCCGCAACTGCTCCAATTGCGCTTTTTCGTTATCATCGGGGCCGCGATTCTCTGCGGCCAGCTTCGCCAGCATCCCCGTCAGGGTGGCATGTTTCTCGAACAACTGCTGATTGACGTTCA